GGCTGAGGCTTTCATCGGCTTCTCTTCGGTCTGTCGTTTTCGGGGCATTTCGGGGAGTCCTCCGTAGGGGAGGATGGCGCCGAGCTACTCTTCGAGCTTGCGACGCGAGCGCTTCGGGGCGCCCGGCGCGGTGGAGTCGCCCGCAGGCTCTTCGGGGCTCTCGGGGAGAGCTTCCTGCGCCTGGGGGTCTGCCGGCGCGTCCTGGGGCATCGTCGGCGGAGCATCGGGTGCTCCTGGGTCGAGCACGGGCGGTAGGTCCTCGGGGTCGCCCGACTCTCGGATGGCCTTGAGCGCGTCCTGGACGGCCTCGCGCTCGGCCTGCTCGGCATTCGAGACGTGCTTGCCGAAGTCGCGCTCGACCGCGGCGTCCGAGATGTCCTTCGGGCAGTGCGCTCGCCAGCACTTCGCTGAGCAGCACCGGAGGCGCGTGCACTTCGGGCAGATCTCTTTCCCGTCCTCATCGACAGCGACGGCGTGCCCGCCCGCGACGAGCGAGACCGCGTCCGCGTGCGAGAGCGTGACGACCTCGCCGGCCTTGTGCAGGGTCTGCCCGAGCGCGAAGTGGGTCTTGAGCTTGTGCGGACCCGAGAGGTCCTCGAACTTGGGCATGACGGGTGCGGTCTCCGAAACGGGGAAGCTTGAAAACTGGTTTTCGAGACGGGGGCGCGCGAGGAGCGAATCCTCGGAGGACTCAGCTCCTCGCGCCGGAACTCACAGGTGCGCGCCGCTGATGTACCCGCCGACGTAGCCCGAGGTCATCACCTCGATGTCCGAGTGCACGACGACCACCTGAGTCCCGCCGCGCGCGCCGCGCTTCGGGTCGAAGTACGTACGCACGAGGAAGCCCGCCGAGAGCGAGCCGTCCGGGGTCGCGCCCTCGGCGCCGCTCCAGCGGAACGTGCGCGACGTCGCGACGTCCATCTGCGAGGTGAGGTCGCCCGTGTTGTGCAGGAGCACGACGTTGTTGCCCCACACGTACGTGAGGGCGCCGCCCGTCACGTACTTCATCATCGCCGTGTAGATGGGCGGGAGGCGGAGCGTCGAGGAGATCTTGCCCGGGTCGGGCAGTCCGTCGACCGAGTCCTTGTAGGTGAAGTACTTCTGGACCTGCGGGTTGCGGAGGAAGTCGTGCTCGACCAGCTCGCTCCAGAGGATGCCGGTGACCGGGAGGTACGAGTTCTCGATCGCGTTGTGCAGGTTCTTGACCGGGTCGGCGTTCGCGCCGCCGTCCCACTGCGAGCCTGCGGCGAGCGCGATGACGTTGCCGCTGTTCCAGTTGCCGCTGGTCTGCAGCAGGTTCATCACGCGGTACTCGCGCTCCAGGCGCAGGGCGTCGATCACGACCTGCGTGAGCTTGACGAAGGGCCGCAGCGGCGTGTCCGCGTTCGCCACCACCTCGGTGGGCATGAAGCCCCCGAGCACGTACTGGGTCGTCGTGTAGGTGCTCGAAGAGAGCGACGGGTTGATCTCCCCGCCCGCGGCGCCCGGCGCGCCCCCCGTCGGGAGCTTGCGCTGGAAGTCCGTGTTCTGGTTCCAGGTGTAGTAGACGTCCGCCTGCTTGGGGACGAGCATCACCGGGCTGGCGACGTCCGCCATGCCGTCGGCGATGCGGTAGCCGGCCGCGTAGTTCGGCAGCGTCGCGTTGGTGTGCACGTCGCTCGGGGCGAGGTCCATCTGGACCAAGCGGCCGTTCACGTTCTCTTTGCGCCCGGTCGAGTTCGCGCGCTGCTGCGAGTAGTGAAACGCCGCGCCGTCCGAGAGCTGAGCGCGGTGGATGAGCGTGCCGTCCTCGTTGCGGACGGGCTTTCCGTTCTCGCCCTCGACCACGTCGGTCTCGTACATCTGGCGGACGAACTTCAGGCCCTCGGCGTCGCCGTAGACCTTGCCGTCCGAGAGGTTCACGAACTCCTGCGTCGAGATGAGCCCGTAGCCGCCGTCGGTGCGCGGGCGGGGAACGTCGCGAAGGAGAGTCAGTCCAGTGCCGGCCATTTGATTGAATCCTTTTCCAGTTGAGGGGGAAACGAGAGAACCGCAGCGCCGGCAAAGGCCTGCGCGAGAGACGTCCGAATCGAGGGGGGTTGAGAAAGAACGGCGGGGAGGAGGATCGATCCTCCTCCCCGCAGAGGGTTCAGGTCGCGCCGCGCGGCATCAGGTGCACGAGGATCGGGTCGCCGGCCGTCGCCGCCGCGGTGAGCGCCTGGCCGATGTACGGGTCGCCGGCCGTGTAGGCGATGACGTCGCCGGAGGTCGTTCCGCCCGGGCCGACGAGGACGCCCGCCGTGATAGCCGCCTGCGCGATGCACCACGCGCAGCCGAGAACCTGCACGCGACCGTAGCCGCCCGCGGGGATGTCCTCGATGACCACGCCGAGCGGGATGTCGGTGACGGCGGCGGTGAGGACGACACCGACCGCGGCCTGCGTGCCGCTAATGAGGTTGCCGGTGTCGATCTTGACGAGCGGGCCCTGGCCCTGCGAGCCGAGCGCGAACGCGGTGCCGCTCGTGTTCTTGACGGGCATCTCGGCGATGCCGAGCGGGAAACGAGACACCTGATAATCGGTCGCGGCCATCTGCGTGGTCTCCTAACGAGGTTCGGAAATGAGGGGGCTTTCGAGCGAGGCGCCGGTGCGGTGCCCCCTCGGGAGAGGAGTCTTGAAAACTGGTTTTCGAGCCGAGGCTGCGGAAGCGCGAGCGGACGCTCTAGGCGAGAGCGCCCGTGATGATTGCGCCGATCTGGTTCGAGACCATCACCTCGATGTCGTCGTGCGCGACCACGATCCAGTCAGAGCCCGTGCCCTGCGGCTCGGTGAACTCGCGCACCAGCACGCCCTCGAAGCGGTAGCCGTCCTTCACCGCGGAGTCGGCCGCGTCCCAGCGGAACGTCACCGACGTCGGCAGGGCGTCGATGTCTTTCGGCGCCCGGACGAGCGGGACGTTCGCGTTGCTGCCGGCCGTCCAGCCCGGGGCCCACACGTACGAGGGGGCGCCGGCCGCGAGGTACTTGGCGCGCGCGAACAGTACCTTCGGCATCTCGCCGCCCGACTGAACGTAGTCGCGCATCGCGGTGCTGTTCGCGTTCTGGTAGAAGTACTGGGCGGCCACCTCGGGCATGATCAGCACGTTCGCCGGCATGTACGAGAGCCCCAGCGCGCCGAACATGTCCGTGAGCGGGTTCGCCGTCGTGCCGCCGTTCCACTTCGCGACCGCCGCCTGCCGGTTGTTGGCCGCGAAGTTCGCGCCCGTGATCAGCAGCTGCGCCACGCGGTACTCGCGCATCAGCGTGAGCTTTTCGACCAGGTAGTGCGTGGCGCGCGCCTTCAGGTCGAAGTCGGCGTTCGCCACCGTACCGCGCGGGATCTTCGCCGCGAGCGCGTAGCCGACCGTCGTGAACGTCGTCGGCTTGAAGAACGGATTGACGACGGGCGGCGCCCCGTCGAGCGTGCCCGTGGCGACCACGAGGTTCGTGGCGTCGAGCACCGACTCGCCGTAGAAGACGCCCTGGTTGTGAGAGACGCGCCGCACGGGCGAGACGACATCGGCGACGCGCTCGCCGTCCATGATGCCGAACGACGCCTGCGTCGCCGCCGTCGAGACGTCACTCGGGGCGAGGTCCATCAGGTAGGGCTCGTCCCTCTTCGGCCCCTCGGTGGGCCGACCGCCCGAGAGGTCGAAGGCCGCGCGCCGCGCGAGCTTGAGGGAGCGCGCGTCGGCTTCCCTGGTGGACTCGCCGACGCGCTTGCCGTTCGCGTCCTTGGCGACCTCCCCGTCGATGTAGAAGACGACCTTGCCGTCGAGGTCCTTGACAGCGATCGGCATCTTCTTCGTTCCTTCGAGTGCGTTCGAGCGGGGAGGGTTTGAAAATTGGTTTTCGAGCGCCCGGGCTTTACGCCGAGGCCTTCGCGGGCATCGTCATCTTGCCGACGAGGATGAGCGAGGCGTTCGAGCAGGCGTCGGCGTAGGACTGGCCGTGGTCCGACATGAGCTTGGCGGTCAGCTCGCTCGCCGAGAGGATCGGCTTCTCGACCTCGGGGCGCTTCTCGGCCGGCACGATCGTGCGCAGCAGGTGGCGCTGCTCGGCCGGGATCGGCGGGTACATCTTGTTGAACGACTCGCGCGACGAGCGCGCGAAGTCGAGCAGCGCGGGCTTGTCGCTGAGCGAGAGCCCCTTCTTGTCCGCGTACGTGGCGATGGTCTCTTCGACGTCGCGCACGAGGTCGGCCTCGTTGCGCTTGATCTTCTCGTCGAGCAACTTCACGTTGTCGGCGACGAGGCGCAGGACGACCGCCTTCGGCAGCTCGTCCTTCAGGGCGACCGTCGAGACGGCGGTGATGATTTCGAGCAGGTCCGCGTTCGCCGTCTCGGCGTTCTTGACCGACTCGCTGCCCTTCGCGACCGTCTCGCGCAACTGCACGACCTCGGCTTCGAGCGCGATGCCCTTGTCCGTCAGCGTCTTGACGTCAGCTTCGAGCGCCGCGCTCTTGTCTTTGAGCGTCTTCGCCTCGTCCTGCGCGTCCTTGAGAAGCTTCGGGTCCATCGTATTCGTCTCCGGTTCGGTTGCGGGGGTTGAGGACTGCTCGACGGCAGCCGGGGTCTTGTCGCTCATCAGGGAGGGGTCACCCGCGGCATCGAGGTGCTCGTCGATCTTGTCGAGCACGTCGTCCCAGGTCATGCCGATCGACGAGTCGCCGAGGAAGTCCCGGAGCGGCAGCAGGTGCCGCTTGATGTCGACTCCCTCGTTGAAGCCGTCCTTGTCGCCGTCGCGGTCCGCCTGGTAGTGCCCGCGCAGGACGTTGAGGCGGTCCTTGCACTCGGCGGCCCCCGCCATCTCGTGCATGCCGAGGCAGGCGCGGATCGCGGGCATGTACTCGTTCGGGTGGTGCGCCATCGAGAGGTCGAAGGCGCTCTCGCTCGTGAGAGCCGCCGTGTCCTTAGCGGCGCGCAGGCCGTCGAGCCCGGAGAGAAACGGCTGGTTCGTGATCGCGACGCTGGTGAGGCGCGCGCCGACCTTCACGCCGGTGATGGTGTCCTTCGAGTCGAACCGGATCGCAGGACTCAGGAAGGCGAAAGCGCCGTCGAGGATCCCCTCGCGTGCGTAGTCGCGCCACTCGGTGAGCCCCCAGAGCCCCCCGATGCCGCGGTTGTCAATGCGGTGCACCCAGCCCTGAGCCGGCGCGCCCGTGACCGGAATCGAGCCCTCGGTCGCGTCCTGCTCGGAGGCGTGCTCCATGTCGTACTGGATCGGGATGCCCCGGCGCTCGAAGTTCGCCTTGATCTGCGCGAACGTCACGGGCGTCATCTCGAACTCGCCGGACGGGTGGCCCTTCCAGGCGCCCACCTCGGCGAGCTGCACCCAGACGAGTTTCTTCGGCGTGCCGTCCTTCCAGCACGGCTTGCCCTTCAGCTTCACGCCCACGCTGGCCGGGTCGACCTCGTTCGCGTCGACGACGATCTGGCGCACGTCGCGCAGGGCGAACTCGCCCGAGCGCAGCACGGTGACGCTCTGAGCGCCGTCGGCCGAGTAGGATATCTTCTCGTTCATGTTGTGCCGCACGTGCAGGGCTCCTCCGGGCGCGAGGTCAGCCCGTACGTGAATCGTTCCTTTGCCGTGGCCGGCCGGCGCCTTCTTCGCCGCCTTCTCGGGAGACGGCGCGCCGGGCTTGCTCGGCGCGAAGGTGGCCGACATCGCCCCGGCATCACTCAGCGTCTTGAGCGAGTCGCCGAAGCGCTTGGCCTGCCTCATCAGCGCGAGGGGTCGGAGCCAGCCCACCTTGGTGTCGGGTTCGAGCGCAGACGCCTTGCCCGAGAAGCTGCCGGCGCGAAAGACGTGCACCGGGCGCCCGTCGGGGCTCTTCAGCTCCGAGACGAGGGCGAGGTCCTTCGCCTCGATGCCCGTCTCCTCCTTCAGCTCGCGCACGGCGGCCTGCATCGGGGTCTCGTTCGGCTCGACGTGGCCGCCCGGGATCGACATCTCGCCGCCCTCCGAGACCGGGCGCGAGACCGCGAGCACGCGCCCCCTGCGATCGACGACCAAGCAGAGCGCGGCGTGGACCAAGTCCTCTCGGCCCTTCGCGCTCGCGTAGTCCTGCACGATGGCGGGCGACGCGGACGTCGTGTGCACGGACCCCACCGAGAGGTCCATCTGCACGGTCTCGGTAGGCACGTGGCTCAGTTGACGTTCGTGTAGCAGGAGATCGTGCCCTGCGGGAGCGCGACGCCCGTGCCGGTCTTGGTCGTCGAGTACGAGATGACGTCACCGGGGCTCACGTAGGCGCCGGCGGTGGGCGGGATGTTCACCGAGCCGAAGGCGAGCCAGTTGCCCGAGGCATTGGTCACGCCCGCGTCGGCGGCGGGCGGGATGGCGGTGGCGACCGAGGCGATGAGCGTGCCCGATCCGGCGTCCGAGTACTGCCCGGGGCGCTTATAGATCGAGACGGTGCCGTAGTTGGTGTTCGACGCGGTGAGCGCCGCGTTCGGCGTGAACACGCAGTTCGCGATCGGGATGGTCTGCGTGCCCGGGCCGACGACCGCGAAGGCCGTGTCGCCCGAGGCGAGGTAGACTCCCGTAGAGGCGTCGATCTGGAGCGTGAGGTCCGAGGCCCGCACCGTCTCGGCCACCGCGAGCTGCGCGACGACCGTGCCGACCTCGCTCGCGTTGTTGATGTCCATGCCCATCTTGTGGTGCTTGGCGTTCGCCGGGGGCGTCGTCGCCTGCGCCGCGGGGGACGGGTCCGAGCCCTGGCAGGCCACCACGCCGCAGACGGCGACCGCGGAGACGAGGAGCGCGACTGTGGCGCCGAATCGGAACGTCTTGAACATGGCTTGGGTGTCCTTCGAGAAGTGAGGGAGGGTTTGAAAACTGGTTTTCGAGCCCGGGCTAGCCGCGCCCGTCGTGGCGCACGGCGGGAGGCTCGTCCGGGGCGCCGGTGGCCGCAT